TACAAACAGGTAAATGTTGACGCAAGAGGTTATGACCTAAGCAGAACTAATCCAATGGGAGTAATGGTTACACCAAGTCAGCCAATGACACAAGGTGATAACAGTCCCCTTGAACTAGGTGATCTATGGTTAGATACCAGCGACCTAGAAAGATACCCAAGAATATTTAGATATGTTGGGTCAAATCGTTGGGTATTAGTTGATAACACAGATCGTATTAGTCAAAATGGCATTTTATTTGCAGATGCACGTTGGGGAGGATCAGGTTCCGTTGATCCGATCAGCGATATGCTACCTAGTACAGTGAGTTTATTGACCAGCGACTATCTTGATCTAGATGCTCCAAATGCTAGTTTGTATCCAAGAGGTACTTTACTGTTTAACACACGTCGCAGCGGTTACACAGTTAAGAAATTTGTAGCTGATTACTTTAACATCATACGTTTTGGTGCTGCTGCAACTCTACCAGCCAAGACAAATTGCTGGGTCAGTCAACTAGGAATGGATAGTTCAGGTAATCCTTACATGGGTCATTATGCTCAACGCAATCAAGTCATCGAAGCTATGAAGGCTGCGGTAGATGGAAGCACTGCTGCAAGAGAAGAAAGTTATACTTATAACTTACTGGCTGCACCAGGATATCCTGAGCTGATTCCAAATCTAGTTGCTTTGAATAATGATCGCAGTAATACAGGATTTGTAATCGGTGACACACCAATGAATCTGTCAAATACCACAAACAGTTTTGTGGAATACAGCAACTTTGGTGCCACTACAGCTAGTCCATACCTGGCTCTATACTATCCAAGTGCATTGACCAATGACTTAAACGGCAACGAAATCGCTGTTCCACCAAGTCATATGATGTTACGTAGATACTTGTATAACGATCAAGTAGCGTATCAGTGGTTTGCGCCAGCTGGTACACGTCGTGGCTTGATTGATAATGCACTAGCTATAGGTTATGTTGATTACCGTACAGGTAACTTTGTACGTGCTGGTTTGAATAATGCACAAAGAGATACTCTGTATGAACAGCGATTGAATCCAATTACTTTAATCAACGGTGTAGGCTTAGTTGCTTATGGACAAAAGACACGTCAAACATCAATTGGTAGCTTTGGTGCAGCATCAGTTAGTGGCACCGCGCTAGATCGTGTAAATGTTGCACGTATGGTAAACTACCTACGTACAATTCTACAAGGTGTAGCTAATCAGTTCTTGTTTGAACCTAATGACAAGGTAACCAGAGATCAAGTTAAGCAGTTGATTGAAAGTGTATTAAATGATTTGATTGCTAAACGCGGTCTATATGATTACATTGTGGTCTGCGATGAAACCAATAACACACCAGAAAGAATTGCTAGAAATGAGTTGTATGTAGACATTGCTGTAGAACCAATGAAAGCTGTTGAGTTCATCTACATTCCAATTCGTTTGAAGAATCCAGGCACAATTTCTGGCGCAGCTACAGCTAGTCTAACTGCAGAATAAGGGTACCTGGCGAGGCATTAGAAACGGATAAATAAAATAAAGAACATCAGGAGATTAAAATGGCAGTAGCCTCTCTAAGTAGATTTACAGTACCTTTAAAAACTAACCAGAGTGCCAGCACTCAGGGTTTACTAATGCCTAAGTTAGCGTATCGTTTTCGCGTTACTTTCGAAGGTTTTGGAGTACCGGGTACAAATACAGTAGAACTTACCAAGCAGGTACAAAACTTTACTCGACCACAGGTAAGTTTTGAAGATATAAACGTACATGTTTATAACAGCGTGGTAAGACTTGCTGGTAAACACACATGGGGCGATGCAACTTGTGTTTTACGTGACGATGCCGGCGGTAATGTTACCAAGTTGATTGGCGAACAGCTACAGAAACAATTTGATTTCCTAGAGCAGAGTTCAGCAGCAGCAGGTGGTGACTATAAGTTTATCACACGTTGTGAAATGTTAGACGGTGGTAACGGTACACATGAACCAAAAATCCTAGAAACATGGGAACTATATGGATGTTACCTAAAAGAAGCCAACTATCAAGAAGTGAATTATGAAACCAATGGTGCTGTTACGATTCAGCTAAGTATCAGATTTGATAACGCACTACAGACACCAAAAGGTACCGGTATTGGTACTAACGTTGGTAGAGCCATTGGCCAGAATATTACCTTATAATCAGCGTACTGGCTAAGATAAAGGACCCAAAAGGGTCCTTTTTCTATGATAAATATTACAAATGGCTAACATATTCACTAATGCTGTAAAATTTGTAGGAGATACTCTTAAGCAGGTCGCTACTCCCGACAATCTAAGAGACTTTCAACACGCTACTAGGCTGTTCCTTGATGGCAACTATAGATTAAATCCTAAAAATAATTTCCTATTCTATGTTTACTTTGACGTAAACAACAGCGTAGCCAGTCCTTATATTAGTCAAAAAAATAGTGTGACTGAAATTGGTATGCTGGTTAAGCAGGCTGATCTACCCAAGTTCAGCGTAGAGACCAAAACATTCAACAGCTATAATAGACCTAATATAGTTCAAAGTAAACTACGTTTTGATCCACTTAGTATTGTATTCCACGATGATAATGCCAATGTTGTAAGAAACTTTTGGTATGATTATTATAACTACTACTATCGTGATAGCGACTATGACTATGCAACTTATGGTCTAGATCACAAATATCAGCCTCAATTAAATGGTAAGTTTGGGTATACCAAAAGACAGGAGAATCAACGCCCGTATCTGCGTAGTATAAGAATATACAGTTTACATCAGAAAACATTCAGCGAATATATTCTGGTGAATCCCATAATTAAAAATTTCAGACACGGACAACATACCAACACTGGTGACAGCGGCATCATGCAACATGATATGGTTATAGAATATGAAACTGTGCTGTACAGTGACGGCATAGTGACTATTGATAACCCAATTGGTTTCGCTACCTTACACTATGATAATACACCTAGTCCATTAAGACAGGTTGGCGGTGTGAAAAGTATATTTGGAACCGGCGGCCTATTAGATACAGCAGGATCTGTGCTATCCGACATACAACAAGGTAATTTTCTATCAGCAGCATTTAAAGCAGCGAGAGGTATAAACACAGCCAAAGGTATGAATCTTAAGAAAGCTGCCATATCAGAGTTGACTAATATCTATACACAGGATGCCACCAATGCTATCATAGGCGTAATCAACAACACCATGCGTCCAGGCCAGACTGGTTACAACGTACCAACCGTAGGCGGCATTGATGGCGTTATTAGTAATCGATATACTGGTATACAGAATACTAGTAGTGTAGCGGCTCTAGCTGGTGCAGCCTTATTGTTAAATAGTACGCCATTTACTAATCAATACAAGAGTACACCTAACCAAGTGCCTTTATCCAACCACAATCCGCAATTACCAAATAATACCGGCGTAGAAAAGCCAGCCACGCAGTCAGCTGACTTAAACATAGTAAACAATAAATCACCTGAACAGCCAGGTGTTGTGCAACAACAGAATAATACAGAGCGTAAGAATACATTAGACAGACTGATTGAAGGTTCGCAACGCAGAGTTGACAACCTCAATAGTGATCTGGTTACAGCTCGTCAGCAATTTAATAATGCTAATGCTCAGGTTAGTACATTGTATACGAGATTAAATGCTGTGCAAGCCACTGTACCGCCTAGTGGAGTCAATGTTACCGATTGGACTAACAATAAAAATGCTGTTATTGCTGATCTTAAATATCAAATTGAACAAACTACAATTATAAGGGACTTGGCTCAGCGAGCTGTTTCGGGAACTATTACATTAGTAAAAGATGAAGATTTAGTACTAGAAAATTATCGCAGAGAGCGAGGCAGACTACAATGAATCTAGCTAACAATATAACCAGCACTTCGTTACGTGGCGACCTTAATACTTCAGCTGGTACCTTCTTTAATAATTTTCTACAACCGGGGTTTACTGTAAGTCAAAATATCAATGATGCCATACTTGGATATTTTGAAAAGATTGCTAGTAGCAAAGAGAGTGCTAAGATTATGGCCAGTGCTATTGTCTATACAAGCCTGGCGCAGAGAGTAGACCCAATGGCAGTATTGGTTAAGTTTCAAGGACTCAGTGATGAAGAAAAATTAAATTTCATTAGTATGTTTTTGAATTTAAATCGAGTAGGATCTAGTTACCTTGGTATACATTCTAGGCCTAGAATTGGCAAATATGTGAAACGAGCTATTTTACCGTGAGTAAATACGCTCAAGGCAAATATACTGTACGCAATAGAGAAAAGTATGTAGGCCGTAAAGACCCCACTTATCGTAGCAGTTGGGAATTTAGTTTCATGCTGTTCTGCGATAACAACCCTAACGTACTACAATGGGCTAGCGAACCATTTATGGTTCCTTATCGTAATCCATTCACAGGCAAGAATACGATCTATGTACCAGACTTTATGATGGTCTATGTAGATAAATCGCAGACTAAACATGCTGAAGTAATTGAAGTTAAACCACACAAAGAAATAGCTATGGAAAATGCTCGTAGTGTACGTGATCGTGCAGCGGTGGCACTTAACATGGCTAAGTGGGCTGCTGCCAATGAATTCTGTAAACAGTATGGCATGAAGTTTAGAGTAGTTACCGAATCGGATATCTATCAGAACACCGCGCGACGCCGCTAAATAGTCTTATGACTAAGCGACTTGAAGAACTATTTAATTTACCAGAAAACGATGCCGAGGAACCGCCAGAACTGGCAGATCCCAAGGAACTTTTTGCTGATCAAAAAACGCAGTTAGAATCAGCTAGTGCGCTAATCGATCGCATAGACCAAGCACTGCCTCAGGTGCGTGATTTAGATTCAGCTGATGAAGAACTAGATGAACTATCAGACATGGCTAAAGAAAAGTTTGAAGATCTAATGAACTTAGGCATGAATGTAGAAGCACGATTTAGTGGACAAATCCTACAAACTGCTGGTGTGCTACTAGGACATGCTATCACTGCTAAACAAGCTAAAATAGACAAAAAACTCAAGACCATTGATCTGCAATTGAAGAAGTTGAGATTAGATCAAACCGCAGCCAAATCTGCGTCCGACATGCCGCCTATTGAAGGTCAAGCAGTAGTAGTTGATCGTAATCAACTACTCAAGCAGATCTTGGAAAGTTCTAAACGGGAAAAGTAAACCTACGATTATAAATATAAGTATATTAGGACCCCTATATGAAAGCATTTACCGAATACTTAGCAGAACTAAATCGCAAATATGAGTTCGTGGTAAGAGTAGCCAACTGTAGTACAGAAGGCAGTCTTAGCGAGCACATCAAAGGTGCTTTGGCTCAGTACAAGGTCGAAAGTGTAGGATCAGCACGTCGTTTACCAATTCAGGAACATCAAGAATTTCCTGGCATAGGACCGTGTGAAGTACATCTAGTAGAAGTCACAGTAGTATATCCTACAATCAATGACCAAATTCGTCAACTCATAGCAGAACGTCTGCACATTAGTTCGAAAAACGTTATAGTACGCACCAAGCTAGAAGAAAGCCAGCGCGAAGCAAAACCTGTTGAACCACGCAAGGCCAAGGATGGTAGTATAATTTCTCATCCGGATATGGAAACAGAAAATGCACAGCATCTAGTCGGCAACCAGCGTGTAGATAGTATGTTAAAAGAGCTATCTAGCAAAACACGTAAGCATGAATTTGCTGCTAAAGCAGACTCAGCCGCCAGTGCCAATATGCCAGTCAATACCAAGAGCCCAGTGGGTTCCAGTCAAAATAAAATACCAAGTCCCAAAGGAAAATAAACATGGATTTCGCTGCCCTATACAAACGTTTACACGCCATTGAAAACTCAGTCAACGAGGCTAAAAAAGAAAAGAAAGTTGACGAAGAAGATACCCAAGAGGGCAATGAGTTCTCGGGTGAACTAGCTAAGGCCAAAGCCACTGGTAAGAAAGATTTTGAAGTTGATGGTAAAAAGTATCCAGTCAAAGAAAGTGATGACAAAGATGCCGACGATGAAAAAAGCGACGACACTGATCTAGAAGAGTCTGAGGACGAAGAAGAAAAAGATGACGACGATAAAGAAACCATCGAAGAAAGCGAACTAAAAGAAAAAGCTGCTCCTGGCCAAGAAGATTGGATCAAGAGTAATAAAGACAAGTTCATCAAACAGTATGGCAAAAAGAAAGGCATGGAAGTGCTTTATGCTACTAGCTGGAAGCGCAGCAAGAAAAACGAAAGCATTGACCGTCTTGAAGAATGTTATGGTCAGGCCATGATGGGCGGCGAGCAAGAGCAAGAGTCGGGTATGAATATCAATGCTAGTACAGATACTCGCACTGGCAGCAAGAGCCTAACAGTGACCGCACAAGGTCAAGCCGCTGAACAACTAGCACAGCTATTGAAACTCAGCGGTCTAGGCAGTGGTCAAGCACCAGAGCAAGAACCCATGGGCGAAGAATATGCCAACGAACCACATCCTGAAACACAGAGTGTAGAAGTTCAGATGCAGCAAGGCAATGACATGCATCGTCCAAAGAATAGTTATCCTAAAGTATCAGGCGGTGACAACCCAATGGCTATGCGTGAAAATGAGCTGCGTGACATTGAAAAGCGTTTGAACGAAGCACTATCTGAAATCAAGGTCATGTCAGAAGCCAAAGGTAAGAAGCCAGACTTTTTAGATGTTGATAAGGATGGCAATAAGAAAGAGCCAATGAAAAAAGCCCTAGCCGACAAAGGTAAAAAGCCAGTCAAAGAAAGCGGGAAACCGGACTTCTTGGATATGGATAAAGATGGCAACAAGAAAGAGCCAATGAAAAAAGCTCTAGCTGACAAGGGCAAAGCCAAAGCTAAAAAGTGAAACAGTATCGTTTCCGTGCCGGGGATTTCGCTCCACAAGAGCAAATCCCCGATGCTTTTATAAGCGAGTCAGATCAACTTGAGCTTCAACGTTTAGCTGGTATTGAACCTAAGGTAGAAAGTATGGCAGGTATCAATATCAGTAAGTCGGGCATGGAAAAGCAAGGCTTAGAAAAACAGCACAATATTAAACCTGGTACACCAGAATGGTTCCAGTTATGGTTCAGTCTGCCCTATTTAACAGGCGAAAAACCCGTTAAAGACTAGTCCCAGCGACTAAGTACATTTATGAGCAAGCCCTTAGATTATACACTAATCAAAAAACCTCACAGCCTTGAAAGTTTCAAGGAAGAACAAATACGTGAGTTTGTGGCTTGTGCAGACCCTGATACTGGGCCAACATTCTTTATGAGCAATTTTTTCAACATACAGCATC